AGGAATGGACCTTTGTTACCGAGCTTGTGAGTGGCGATGGACGAGTGACCATGAAAGAGGCCGCCATACGGGCCGGATATAAGGCCACCAGCGCTTCTGTGATGGCTTGGAAGCTTACCCACCCTGACATCAATCCGCACGTTGTAGCGGCCATTCAGGCTTATCGTGCTGAATTGGCTTCTAAATACAACACGTCCTATGAGCGCCATATGCGCGATTTGCAGGTCATTCGCGACAAAGCTTTGGATGCCGGTGCATTTGCTGCAGCCGTCCAAGCAGAGTATCGTAGAGGCCAAGCCTTGGGAACGATCTATGTGGAGCGCAAAGAGATCCGCCATGGCACGATTGACAGCATGAGCAAGGAAGAGGTGCAGCGCAAGCTTGATGAGCTTAAAAAGCTGTATGGTGGCCCACCACCTACCGCCTTGATCGATGCGGACACCGGAGTGGTGATTGAAAGTGCAGCACGTGAAAAAGATCCTGAATTCGATGCCGGAGTGGAGCAGCCTCCGCTTGACATCTTTGAGCGAGATTTGGGGGGATCAGATGACACCTGAAGCTAGGTTTTCGGCTAGGGTGAAAGCCGGCCTTGTCAACTGCAGCATTGAGCGCATTGAGAATCGCGTCAACCTTGGCATTCCCGACATGTTGGTGGGTGTCGGGGAATATTTTGTCTTGATGGAATTGAAAGTGGTGGCCAAGGGTTTAAAGGTTGGGCTGCGTCCGCATCAAATTGCCTTCATGACTCGGCATGCTGCCAAGGACAGGCCTTGTTTCATTCTTGTTCTTGACATGGGTAATACACTACGCCCCTCGACCATTCGCTTATACCATGGGGGAGATGCTATGAAATTGGCTGCAGAGGGCATAAAGCTTGAGCCCTTTAAATGTTGGCCATCGCGTGGCATGCCTTGGGTGGAACTAGAGGAAACCCTAGGTTTAGTAAAATAAATGTAAAAAAGTGTTGCAAGGTGTCGAAACCTTGCTATACTGGCGATGCCGGTGCTTGATCCGGTTCCTTAGAAAGAATAGAGATGAAAACCTTCAAAGTAGTTGCAGCAAGTACAAGCTATGTTTATTGCTTGGTCCAAGCAGAAGACGAGCAGCAAGCATGGGATAAGGCACGCGAAATCGACGGTGGCGATTTTGACGACGCGGGCTATGGCAGTTGGAATATTGACACCGTTGAAGAGGTGACAAAATGAAAAAGTTGACCATTGAACAAAGGGCTTTTTTAGAAGCATACGATAACGCCGTTGCCAGTGCCCCCCGCGAAGAGGTGGTTCGCTTTTTGACTGTGACTTCTGAAGAGCGCAGCAGTCGCGCTTTTTATGATTCCATGTCGGACATTTACACGTCAATTTTTGATGCGTGGGAGGTTTGGAATCAGGCGCTTAAATTTGCTTGCGCCGATAAGGGCATGACAGTTGGCAAATTGTCGGCTGCGCTCGCTAATTTGCCGCAAGATTTGCCCATTGTGATTTGGGATGCCGGCACCCGCTTAGGGCTTGCCCATGTTGACGATAGCTTCATTGAAGACGATTACCCGCGTGTTGAGTTGAATACCGACCGCGACGATTAACCCAGAAAGGATAGAAAATGCCAATTTATAAATATGACGTGTGCTTTCCCAATTCCCAGAGTGTCGTTCGCTCTTTCCCTTCGCTGACTCGCGCTCGTGATTTCATGCGCGTTATGTCGGCTGATGACTTGCCTTTTTTGGTGATGCCATGGGATGAAAACAGCAGCCCCTTAATTGTGCGACGCGTGAAAACCCCTAGAAAATATCACACACAAAAGGCCGTTAAAGTTGATATACTAGGCCCCTCACAACAGAAAGGATAGAGAAATGTTAAAGACAGTCAAAATCAGCGCGAATAGCAAAACCGGCCCAATAGCGGTTACTTATCGCAGCGGTGAACATGAGACCTATGGCACGTGCCCGACTAGCTGCAGCCTTCACCCTAAAAGTGAAACCGGCACATCACAAATTGATAGCGAATATCTGGCGGCCGTTTTTGATAGCGTCCCGCGTGGTGGTCAAGCTTGGACTTATTCGCATTTTGCGGCCGAGGCGCTCCCGCTGCCTCAGCCAAATAAAACAGTGATAAACGCAAGCTGCGATACAACGGCCGAGGCGGTGCGCGCCGTAGAATTAGGCCGGCCCGCTGTTTATGCTGCGCCCTTGGAAACAGCGGACCAGTGGCCGCGTAAAATCCACGGCGTACAATTTGCCCGTTGTCCTGCAGAATTGGCCGACAATTTTAGTTGTCAGCAGTGCGGCGGTGGCCGGCCATTGTGCGCACGTGGTGCCCGTGATTTTGTTGTTGTTTTTGTTGCGCATGGCACCGGTAAGAAAAAAGTGGGAACTGATGCGGCCGGCGGCTGCTATGCTGCGAGCGGACCGACAGCGATACAGTGGCACAACACGAGAAAAAACGGCGCTGCTAATGATGCTGCAGCGCTTCGCGAATTTGTGCGCACTCTCCCGCATGGTTCTTTTTTGCGCCACCATATCGCCGGCGATTGTGGGCGAGAATTGGGGGCCCCTTGATAATTGCAGTCGTTTTAATCTTATTGGTGGTGTGGTGGTTTCTCGATAATTGGGGATAACACCTAGAAAATAAACTGTAAATAAAGTAAAAAGAAAGTAAAAATGAACGATAATTCAAGCACTGGCAAAAACAGCCGGTTTTTATCAACTCAGAAAGGATAGCGTAATGGCTCACATGATCGACACAACAACAGGCACAGCAGCAATAGCTTATTCAGGGTTAGCCCCTTGGCATAAGTTAGGGCAGCAATTGACAGCGGGCGCGACAATTCAAGAATGGACACAACAGGCCGGCCTTGCATATGACGTATTAGAGAGCCCCGTTTTATTTAACACACCGGCCACCAGTGCACCGCAAGCATGGCCTGATCGCAAGGTTTTGCACCGCAGCGACACCGGCGCGCCCTTGGCTGTAGTTTCACAGGGTTATAACGTGGTGCAGCCTTCGGAGGTTATGGGGTTTTTTAGTAAGTTGGTAGACCTTGGCGGGTTTACCATGGAAACCGCGGGCGCTCTCAGTTACGGCCGGAGGGTTTGGGCTCTGGCGAAAGTGAGCGAAGGGGCCGATATCGTCGAGGGTGATACAGTGCGCCCTTATGTTTTGCTTGGCACGTCATACGATGGGACAATGGCCACCATTGCAAAATTTACAAGTGTTCGCGTGGTGTGCAATAACACAATCACGGCAGCAGTGAATAACAGTGAATCACAAATTAGGGTTTTGCATTCTGAGCGATTCAATGCGGACGATGTCCGGCTGCAGCTTGGAATTGTCGCGAACCAGTGGGAGCGCTTTCTAGTGCAATCCCGCAAGTTGGCGGGCGAGACAATGACAGGCGAACAGGCGGACGCGTTTGTAACTGAATTATTGAAGCCCTACCACACCGGCAAAATTGAAATCAAAGATAGCCGAGCATTCAAGCGAATCATTGAATTATTCAACGGGCGCGCTATCGGTTCCGATATTCAGGGCGTGGCCGGTACGCGGTGGGCGGCCTTAAATGCTGTCACTGAATTAGTGGATCATGAGCGCGGCCGTTCTGACAATACCCGCATTGAATCGGCATGGTTTGGAACCGGTGCGGCATTGAAAAACAGGGCACTAGAATTGCTCTCAGCTTAACCAGTGCAATTAGCCGACCGCGCGGTTGGTTTTTCACTCTCGCGCGGTTGGTTTTTCGCATCATGCGGTTGGTTAATGAAAACCCTATAAACTAGGCCCTCGGCCCCTGACGCTCGCTCCCTTGAACGTGGCGCTTGGTCCACGGCCCGCGCTCCGCGGGCCGTGGTTTTTGTTCTTTGGGCCGTGGCCCATGGCCCGCGCGCCGTTAGGCGCGCGGGTTTTTTCTTTGCTGCCGGTTTTGTTTTCTTTGATTTTTTCCCTTGAATGGTGGTGGCGGGGGTGGGTGGGCCCGCTGATCTTTTTTTGTTTTATTTGTTGCAAAGTGCTGGCGCGGTGGTATACTGTGTGCTCAACTTAGAAAGGATAGAGAGATGAACTGTGTTATTCGTATGAGAGATGACCTTGCCCAAGAGGGTTATTCTGTTCCCGCGTCGCGGACCTTTAGCAATTACGACACGCTCGATGACGATCTGTATATCAGTGCTGAAGAATTGGAGGGCGCAACGTATGCCAACGATCCCGCTGATCCCGATGACCATCCCTTTTGTTTTCTTCAATTGCGCGATGGCCGGTCCTTGTATTTCATAGGGGCTGATTTAGATTTTGATTATGGGGTGACTAAATAATGGACAAGCACAAAATTCAAACCATCGCGTTGGACGTTTCCTATCGCTGTGAGTGGGATGGTGATTTGATTTGCGCCATTTTCCTCGAAGCGCTAACCGATGCTAATTACCACACTATGCGAGAAAAGCTTGAGAAAGTAATTAGAGAAGAATTAAAAATAATTGAGTTAAATAGTAAAACAGTGCTATAATTCAACTGTCTAATCGGCCGATTAGATACAACCTTAGAAAGAAGAGAGAACGCAATGAGCAACCCAGTAACACCCTTTCGCAATAACCTGTTCGCATCACGTGGATGTGACATCCAGTCAGCACTGGATTATTCAGAAGTCATGATCAATACTTTGAGCGCCACGGATCAGGTTGCAGTCCGGACTGCATTCGGTGTTTTGTTAAACACCATCGACAATGCGGTGGCCCAGTCCCAAGGTCCGAAGCCTGTGATGGATCAGGCGGATCTGCTTTCTCACTTGGGCGGAATGTATGACAAGTTGGTGGCCGACGTGACGGCCAAGATAACGATCAATACCCAAGTGGAAATCAATGCATCTATTGATGACTGGATGGATAACAACCTGCGCGATAAGATGATGGACATCTTGGCCAACGACGACATCGATGATCAGATCAGTAACTGGATGTCAAATAACTTTGACGTTACCGACTACAACGTGGACGATGCAATTGAGCAGTGGATGGATAACAACCTAGACGACAAGGTGACAGATGCGGCACGTTGTTTAACATTTACTGTTGAAGTATCACGCTAATCCGTGATATAATTCATGCACTGGACCAGCCGGTCCAGTGAACTTAAACCCTAGAAAGAAGAGAGAACATCATGACTAAAGTCATCACAATTGATAGCAACCGTTACGTGTTACCAACTGAAATGTCCAACAAGGACATTCAAGCTCTGGCCGGTTTCCTGATCACTCTAACCAGAGTGGACTATGAGTGGATGTATGGCCAAGGCGATAGCCTTTACTTTCCGAACGAAGGTGCAAAGGTCAGCATAGACCAGTTGGATCTGGTCAGCAAAGAAGAAGCAAAGACCAGAGCAAACACGGCCCGCGAAGTTTATCAGGCCAAGAAGGACGAAGAAGAAAGAGCCAAGGCCGGTGACCTGATCGGCCTACACGTGAACCAGTAAGCGCTGGTCTAGGTTGTATGTACATACAACCTAGCGATCACAAACAGGCAGCCGACTCGGC